CCAGCGATTACAGTTTTTCCTCAGCCTCGGCTGCAGCCGCCACCGTGATCGGCGCGAGCGCAAACGGACGCATTCTCTGGAAACTGCCGGATGGTCAGACATACGCGGACTGGGAGGCAAGCCAAGACGCGACGGGTGGCATGTCTGATCAGGCTTGACGTCACCGATTGCGCCCAAGGTCCGACCCGTTTCGGCAAAGCTTCACCCCACCTTCGCACCCCAGAACGTCGTATGATCCGCCGCAAAATACCCGTCCGCCGCGCGGAAATACCCCTGCAATTCAACGGTATCGCCGGCGGCCAGCGGCACCATGGTTTGCAGCCAGAGCGCGGTGGCGAGCGACTTGTGCGAACTGGACACCTCGCCGAACGAGCCCCGGATTTCGGTCGTGCCGTTCAGGACGAGACGCCCCCGCATCCGGGCCGAGGTGCTCGAATTCACCTTGTAAAGCAGGCTCGCGCCGAAGAGGTAGGTGCCGGCAACCGGCGCAGTGAAGAGATTGGTTGCGGGGTCGAAGGCGCCCTGGTCATTGGCCTCGACCGTGTTGATGCCGATCTTCGTCCAGGTGGTGAGCGCGACGTAGTTGTCGTAGTTCGTATAGGCCTTGAACCGTGGCAGTCGGGGCTGGTCGGCGATGCCGGTGGCACGGTCGACAGAGACTGCATCAAGCCAGGCTGTGCCGTCGGGGCTCACCTTCAGGGTCAGGTCGTCGGACCCGATGAGGCCAAGCTCGGCCCGGCCGGAAAACCCCGACTGAAGCAGGAATGACAGAACGCCGGCGGTATTTTCCTTGTTGAGGGTGAGACGCAGATCGCCGTTGCCGCCTTCGGCCGCCGTGAGTGCGGTCCAGAGCGCCCCGTTCAGCTTGGCCGCGAATGGGTTGGCGGCATCGGCGGTGGTGCCAAGACCCAGCCGGGTCAGGTCTTGCAGGGCATCCGGTGTCACGCCGATCCATGTCGCGCCATCGAAGACCAGCAGAACCGCCTCGTCCTCGACCCAGACCCGCCAGCCCGATTGCGGGGACAGTCGCAGCCATGCGCCACCCGAAAACAGCGCCACGTCGCCGTCCCAGCCGGCCCATGCGCCTGTGGCACCGGCGGCGACGATGTAGCGGTCTCCCTCGGCGGGGCTGACCGGTGGCGCGGCGAGATTCCGGTCCTTCACGGAAAGCTGCACGAGGCCATCGAGCAGATCGAGCGCTGCGTTGTGGGTGACGTGCTTCTGCGCCTGCGCGGAGGCGATGTAGGGGAGAGAGATGTTCGGGGTGGTCATGGGAGCCTCATGTGATGGAGAGGGTGGTCTCGGCAGGCATGCCCCGGCCGAGCGAGGGCGAGATCTGGGCCACGCGAATGGTCATCGCGGCACCCGGCGCGAGCGTTGCGCCCCAGTCGGCGATCTGGTCGGCGGTGCTGTACGTGGTCGTTGTTGTTCCCGCCGTCAGCGTCCGCTTCACGGTCGCGCCGTCGAGAATGTCGATCGCCCAGGCCTCCGGCTGGTCGAGGAGCGGCACCTCGGTCGCCTCCCAGCTGTCAGCGGCCGGCTCGCGGGAGCGGCGGGTCCAGGCGAGGGTGATGTCGCCCGTGGGCTCGGCCTTCGCCCCGAGATGCACGGGCGCGAAGGGCCGGAGCGAGGCGCCCGATGACGTGAGCGACAGCGTTGTATAACTCGGGTCCGACACGGGCCGGGTGGCCGGCCCCACGGCGAGGTTCCATGGCAAGCCGATCTCGCCCGCAGTGAAGGGCAGTTCGGTGACGGCCGCATCGAGCACCACGACCCGCGCCCCTGTCGGGGCTGGGTTGCCAATCGCGGCTTCCGTGCCCCGCTGCCCACGCAGGAGCGTGGTCAGGCGATAGCGGCCGGGGGCGACCAGCGCCACGTCGCGGGCCTGCAGGATTTCCCAGCTTCCGGGGGCGCTTTCGACGGCGAAGGCGTTGGCCCCGGCAAAGAGCTGCAGATCAGTGACGCTTTCGAGTTGCCCCCAGGGGAGGTCGATCTCCAGCACCGCCCCACGATCCCAGCGCCATGTTGGTCCGGTGGGCAAATCGCTGACCAGCGTTCCGATCCGCGCCCGACGGGTGATCGTGGCGAAGCTCGCCCAGCCCGAAGTCTCGGGACTGCGCAGCACCGCGACCGTTCCCGGCCAGGAATCGGCATCGACGGCAATGAGCGGCCGAGGTGGCGTGTGGGTGCTGGTGAGTTGCGGCAGGTCGAGGATGGCCACCTCGGGCGCGCCGAGTGGCACGGAGCGGGCCACCGCCGCTGCGCGCTGCGCCCCCGGCGGCAGGTCATGGACCTCGCGGTCCTGCCGGATCGCCTCGATGCGGCGGGCGAGCCCGTCGGCAATGCGGGTGAGGCGGAACTCGGTGGCAGTGCCGTCGGTGAACGACACCACATCGCCCGGATCGAGCGCGAGGCGCGAGGGCGGCAGGGTGAAGCTCGCCCTCTCGCGTCCCGTCCACGCCTCCATCAGCGCCCGGCGGCAACGACGCTCGGCATCTTCGGGCGCGACGGCCACGGGGAAGCTCTCGGCGCTGACGCGCACCGCGCCGGTGGTGATGCGGCGGGCCTCGACGAGGGCGCTGTCATAGCCCTCGTCGGCGCGCGCGACGCTCCAGCGCAGGACCTGCGGAAGCTCGGTCTCCTGGCCGCGGCTGCGCTCGATGTCCTCGCCGTTGCCTGCGACCAGATCATCCGGCGTGATGGTGGCGACCGGAGCCGTCCCTCGCATGCGGAAGCGGATCACGCCTTCGCTTTCGACCGCATCGAAGCCGAAGTGGCGGGCAAGCATGGAGATCGTGGTGCGCGGGCTCTCGATGGCGGGGATCATGAGCCCCTCCACTGCACCCCAGAGGCCGGAGACGTCTATATGGGCTGCATCCATTCCGGCGGCGAGGCAGAGGTGGCGCACGAGCGCGGCGAGCGACACCGCGCCGAGCCGCCCCGTCAGCCAATGGCCCAGTTGCCAGTTGGCCCCGTCGGACCAGACGTCGGTGAGCGCCGGGAAGAACGGATGCGGGCGGGCGTCCCAGGTCCAGGCGGCGCATTCGGACGTGTCGATCATCGGCAGGCCGGTGGGGCTGGACACCGGGTTGTTCACCGGATCGGCCCAATAGAGCACCGTGGCCTCGAGACAGGCCCGCTGGATGGCATCGTCGCGCCAGCCCCGCGAGAAATACGGCGCCGCGCTTTCCGAGGACTTGGGATCATAGAAGACGTTGGGCTGGTTCGTGCCGCGGTCGATGGCCGGGCAACCGAACTCGGTGAAGCGGATGGGCTTGGACTGGGGTATCCAGCCGGTGGTGGACTGGCCGACCGGCAATACCTCGACACCATGGACCACGATGTCTTCGCCCAAAGTGGCGGAGCGCGGCCCGATGCGAAACCCCGCCGAGCCGGGAATCCCTGCTGTCACTTCCAGCGTGATCTTCCACAGCCCCGGCGAGACTTCGGCCTGGCTGGTGGCGTCGATCGTGTGGGCCCCCGGCGCGGTGCTTTCCCAACCGCCGGTGGCACCGAAGTAGGAAGCATGCTCGGCACCGGTGCCAAGCGCGAAATAGAGCGCGAATTCGCCCGAGGTGCCGGGTGCCACGAAGGCGGTGATCCGGACCCGGTCCCCGGCGGCAAGGGTCTGGTATCCGGGCGTGGCGCCGTGCCAGGTTGCACCATCGGAGGCGATGCGGGCGGGTGAGCCGAAGGGTCCGAATGTGCCGGTCGTGGGCGTGATCGCCACGGTGGAGGGGTTCGGGTCATAGCTTGCCACATCCGCGGCATTGGCGAAGAACCCGGTCCGCACGCCGCCCGGGCGGTCATGATGCGGGTTCGACCACCAGTTCCGGATATCCTTGAAGCGGAAGGTCCACGGCTCGTTGTAGAAGCCATCCGTGATCGGCGTGCGGTTCTGCGCGTCCCGGTCGGCATCGCTCTCATAGAACCAGTCGAACCCCTCGCCGCCGGCGATGCTGGCCTGCAGATAGCTGCGGTCGTAGATGGCGGGCCATCCGGCCTGCGCGTCGACATGCTCGAAGCCGTCCCGCCAGTCGGAAAGCGGCATGTAGTTGTCGATCCCGATGAAATCGACATTCCCGTCCGCCCAGAGCGGGTCGAGGTGGAAGAGCACGTCGCCCGAGCCATCGCTCGGCTGATGGCCGAAATACTCGCTCCAGTCGGCGGCGTAGCTGATCTTCGTGCCGGCGCCGAGGATCGCGCGCACATCGGCGGCGAGGCTCTGAAGCTGCGCCACCGCCGGATAGCTCGTCGCGCTGTCGCGGATGGTGGTGAGGCCACGCAGCTCGGAACCGATCAGGAAGGCGTCCACGCCGCCGGCGGCGGCGCATAGATGCGCATAATGCAGGATCATCCGCCGCCAGCCCCAGTCAGCGCCGCCGGTCCAGGAGACGGTCTCGCCCGAGACGGCGAAGTCGGAGATCTGCGCATTGCCGAAGAAAGCCGCGACCTGCGATGCCGCCGTTGCCGTCTTGTCCACCGTGCCCGCAAAGCCCGCCGCCGGCGAACAGGTGATCCGCCCGCGCCATGGCAGCGCCGGCTGGCCGATCGTGGCGGCGTTGTCGCTGTAGGGATCGGGCAGCGTGTTGCCCTCGGGCACATCCATCAGCAGGAAGGGGTAGAAGGTCACCCTGTAGCCGCGCGCCTTCAGTTCCCTGATCGCCTGCACCACCGCCGCGTCGCTCGGCGTGCCGCCATAAACGGGTCGGCCCTCGGCGTCGGTCGAGACAAGATGCGCCGAGGCGCGATCCACGCCGTTCACCTGCCAGACCTGCGGCGTGGTGGTCTTGGTGGTGGTCTCCACGCCCGGCCGGATTGCGCAGTTGCCCGCGCGCAGATCGTCGCCGAACCAGGCCACCACGAGGCTGACGCTCTCCACCCCCGGCGCCAGCGCCTCGAGCCGGTCGAGGGAGACCAGAAAGTCGGCCCGGTCGGTCTCGGCGTGCACGTTTTCCGGCGTCGTCTTAGCGCCTTCGGTCCGCATCACCGGCTCGGTGGCGTAGACGAACTCGCCCGCGCCGGGGATCATCGTGACCGCCCGGATCGCCCCCTCTGCGGTGTCGGGGTCGGCCAAGGGCCGGAAGACCTCGAAGGAAAGCTGTGGGATGCGGTTGCCGAAGGGGGTGAGATCGAGTTCCTCGAACACCACGTAAGCCGTGCCGCGATAGGCCGGTGCGCCCTCGGCCCCCATCTTCGCGGCGATCCAGGGATCGGCGACCTGCGCCTCGTCCCCCGGATACCAGCGCCAGGTGACGGTGGAGGTGTCCAGAAGCTCGCCATCAGCCCAGATGCGGCCGATGCCGGTGATCGGCCCTTCGCAAAGCGCGACCGCAAAGGAGGCGGAGTAGGAATATTCGGTCGTCGTGACCTTCGGTCCGCCGCCCTTGCCGCCGCCCTGGGTGATGGTGTTGACATGCTCGGTGAAGTCGGTGGCCCAAAGGATGTTGCCGCCAAGGCGCATGCGCCCGAAGAGGCGCGGGATCGTGGTGCCCTCGGTGGCCGAGGTGACGCGCAAGCTGTCGAGCCTTGCGCCCTCGTAGCGCTGGTCGGGCTGGAGCGAGCCGACGATCCAGCTGTCCACGACCGAGCCGGCCATGGTCCCGATCGCCCCGCCGATGGTGGCGGCGGAAATGCCCAGGATGCCGCCGCCGATCGAGGCGCCGATGGCCTGACCGGCCAGACCGAGCACGAGGGTCGCCATCAGCGCCTCCGGGGTTGGGGATAGAGAAAGGCGAAGGCCAGACGCCGCCGCCAGGACCGGGTGAAGGGTTCCTCGATCACGCCCAGCCGTTCGCGGGCATGGATGAGGGTGCCGGTGTCGGAGAGGATGCCGACATGCTTGGCAATGGCCCGTTCGCGCATGCGAAACAGCACGAGCGCGCCGGGCGGCGGATCATGCCTCCCCACCTCGATCATGCAGCTACGGGCGCCGTCCGCCAGCACCTCGACTGGCCCAGCCTCGCCCCAGTCGCGGCTATAGGGCGGGATCGGGAACGGCTCAGGCCCCACCACCTCGCGCCAGACACCGCGCGCAAGCCCGAGGCAGTCGCAGCCGACGCCCCTGACGCTTTGCTGGTCGTGATAGGGAGTTCCAACCCAGGCGCGTGCGGCCGCGATCACGGGCTGAGGACCGGCCATGGCTCTCGTGCATCGCGACGCGATGCACTGCCGCCCGTCGTTTCCATTCGAAACGACGTTCACAGCACGCTCCCGTCATTGGCCCGGCCTTGGGAGGCGTAGCGCAGCACGGTGTCATTGCCGGGGATATGCGGGAAACCCCGGAAGTTGGCGGTGTTGGCGAAGCGGTCACGGCAGGTGGCGAAGGCCTTGTCGCAGCCGGCGCGGATGGTGAAGGCGTCGCTCAAAGCGATGGTGGATGCTGGCGGCTCCAGCAGCGTGATGACAGCCTCGCCTGTGGTGGCGATCTCGTGGCGCTCCACCTCCACGCGGTGCCCGGCATTGCCGCCCGTGTCCCAGGTCAGCGTGCCGAAGGTGAAGAGCCCCGCGGCGAAGCCCGAGAGCCCTGAAGCCGAGAAGGCACGGTCGCGCAGCAACACCGCGACCGTGCCCATGCCCTTCCAGGCCGGGTTTTCGAGGTCGATCCCGCAGCGCGTATCGCCCAGCACCGCGTCGCAACCGGCCTGAAAGCTCCGCCCCACCGGCTGGTCGAGCAGATAGGCGAGCGAGCGCATCTCGGCGGTGAAGGCCACCCGCCCGCGCCGGATCTCGCCGATCTCACCCCGGCGCATGAGCACCCGCTGGGTGGTATCCGCCCAGTTCACCCGCCAGACCTCGACCGCCGCGCCGTCCCAGAGCCCCGCGGCAATGTCGGCCTCGGTGATGGCGCCGGAATGCAGCACGCCTTCCGCATCCTGCGCGTCCACCGCGAGATCGCCCGAGGCGCGCAGCTCGGAGGCCGCAAACCCGCTCTCCGGCTCGAAGCTGGTGCCATCGAAGCTGAGCGTTCGGTCGTGATCGGTGAAGCCGAACACCTGGCCGTCGGCGCGCGTGATCCGCCAGCACCAGGCAAACGTGGTCGTGCCGTCGTCGAGATGGGATTGCAGGGCGGGCGAGAGGGATTTCATCGGCAGGTTCCCGTGATGCGGTCATCGAGATCGGCGATCCAGGCTGCCCAGTCCGGCGGCACCTGCGTCACGGTCGCCGCAGATGGCCGGGCCAGCCGCGCCTCGGCATAGGAGGCGCAGCCTACATCACCAGCGCCCATCGTTGCGGCGCAGCCGCTGAGCAGGATCGCCAGCATCGCGGCCGTCGCGCACCGCCTTGCGCCCCGCTTCCAGCTTCCCGAGCGTGTTTTCATGCGCATCGCGTTCGGCCTCCCGTTTGCCCTGACGCTTTCCTTCCACGCGGCCCCAGAACCGGCCGAGCACCAGACCCCCGAGCGCACCCAGAGCGGCAAGCAGCCAGATCAGAAATTCTGCCACCGTCCCGCTCCCCGCGCCCGGCGGCGACGCAGAGGGCGACAATGAAGACGCCGAGGCAGCCGCCCAGTATGAGCCCCGCCAGAAATTCAATCATCGCCCCGGAACCCCCGCTCGATCCGGTCGCGCAGGCCGATCAGGCCGAGACCGAGGAAGATGAGCCCGGCGGGCGATGCATCGCCTGAGCCAGCGAGCAGTGCGACGAGGCGGGAAAACTCGCCAACCGGGCCGGTGGCGGGCAGCGTGACGGAGGCGATGCCGGTAAGCATGGCGAGCAGCCCCGCCCACCAGGTGAGCGAATTGGGTCGGATGTAGCGCATAGGGATCAGCTCCTTCTGAACAGGCGGGTGAGGATTGTGACCAACCGGGCGAGCCAGCCGGTCGGCGCGTCGGGTTTGGAAGCGGATGGCGGCGGTGCTGGCGACGGGCGAAGCAGCGACAGGGCCTGCGTCTCGGTGAACCGACGGACGGGGCGCGAGAAGTCGACGCGTCCCTGCGCGTCCACATCCCAGACCGGGATTGTGCCGTCGGGATAGCGGCCATGCCGGAACAGGTCGCGCTCGGCCTCCCGGCGCGGAATGGTCGAGGCTGGCCGCCGCCAGTTCAGGAAGGCCCGCGCCGCAGCTTCCCGGTCGCCTGCGTCCAGGTGCCGGGTCAGCGCGGCACGGGCAATGCCGCCGGTGTTGAAGTGGAAGCTGACCAGCGCATCGAACTCGTGCGGCTCAAGCGGCACGGTCACGGCGCGCCGGACGTCAGCCTCGTAGCTTCCGATGTCCTCGCGGAACAACCGGAACGCCTCACTGATCCCGGCGTCGAGATCGTCTGGCATCCCACGCGGCATCGTGGCCGGATCGGGCGGCCCGGCGGCTGCCGTGTGGCCGATGCCGAAGGTCCAGGTGCCGGTGGAATCGCGGTAGGGCCCGGGCACGATACCCTCGTGCCGGGCAAGGGCCAACAGGCCCCGATCAGTCATCTGCATGGGGTTACCTCAGAAGCGAGAGGATCAGGATCAGCGCGGCGACCGCGAGGCCAATGCGCAGTCGGTGCACGAAGGCCGCGCGCGGGTCGTCAGTCAGGCGTCGAAGGCCACGCAGGACACGGACAAGCTCAGTCATCGCCGCCCTCCCGAGCCTTGCGCAGCCGGGCGAGCACCAGTTCGATCACCGCCGGACCGAAGACGCCGACCAGATAGGCAGCGGAACCGGCAGCACCCCCGGCCGGGATCGCTTCGGGCGGCAGGTTCAGCCAGCTGGTGATGACGGCCATCGACAGGCTGCCCATGCCGGCGGCGATCAGTCCACCGAGCAGGATGTGCCGCAGCGCGTCGCGCAGGCGCATCTTGGTGGTCAGCGCATTCGTCGCCCCGCCGAGCGCACCCCAGGCGGCGAGGATCACGGCGGTGGAAGCTGCGAGATCGCGCAGCACCGCCGCGACGAAGCCGGAATTGTCGTTCATCGCCGGATC